TTTTAACATAAATAAACAAATAACTTAAAGAGTAAAAGAATGCTAGATTTCAATACCGAACCGTATAACGACGACTACGACGAAACTAAGAAGTTTTACCGTATTCTCTATCGCCCATCATTTGCGGTTCAGGCTCGCGAACTAACTCAAATGCAGAGTATTCTGCAGAATCAAATTAAGCGACATGGTGATGCGATTTTTAAACAGGGTGCAATGGTTATTCCTGGTCAAGCATCAATCCAGACTATTACGCAACCTGGAGCTGGCGCAGATTATGTAAAACTAATCTCATTATATAATGGTGTTGCTGTTGAAACATTCCTTACTAATTTAAATGGCAAAACCCTTATTGGCCAAACTACTGGTGTAAGAGCCACAGTATTTCTTACACAAAGCGCAGAAGGTAATGACCCAACTACATTATATTTGAATTACCAACAATCTGGTACAAATAAAACAACCAAGACTTTTGCTGTTAATGAAGTTCTAATTACTGAAGATAGCATATACTCTGTTCAAGTCGGTTCTGCAAATGACTCTATTGGTAAGGGTTCGACTGCAACTATTAATTCTGGTGTTTACTATATTAATGGCCATTTCTGTTTAGTTGAAAAACAAACTATCGTTCTTGACAAGTACACTACATCACCAACATATCGTATTGGTCTTGTAGTTTCTGAGGAAATTATTACTCCAGAAGAAGACGAAACTCTACTTGACAATGCACAAAACAGCTATAACTACGCTGCTCCTGGTGCACATCGTTTTTATATTGATTTAACTTTAACAAAACTTACAGTCGATTCAATATTAGATTCCAACTTCGTAGAATTAATTCGTGTAACAGATGGTTCTATTAAGACTATTGTTGATAAGACTCAATATTCTTTACTTGGTGATGAGTTGGCTCGCAGAACTTTTGATGAGTCAGGCGATTATACTGTTAATGGTTTTGGTATTGATATTCGTGAGCACCGTAACAATAATCGTGGGACATGGACTTCTAATACAGCATTCTTAATTGGTGATATTGTTTCATATGATGGTTACACTTATGTTGCTTTAAATTCAGCAACATCAATCACTACACCACCAACTCATACATCAGCTTCTGCGTATGATGGTCCAGGTGCTACTGGTATTAACTGGCAGTTTGATACAGCGCCAGCATATAATCGTGGTATTAACATGAATGGTGAAGAATCTAAACTTGCTATTGGTATTGAATCAGGTAAAGCGTATGTTCGTGGTTATGAAATTGAAAAAACTACAATAACATATATTCCTGTTCCTAAAGCACGTGATTATGTCCAGGCTACTGCTTCAGTTATTGACACTACTGTTGGTAATTATGTATTGGTTACAAACGTAAACAACTTACCTCCCATTGATAGTCTTGCTCAAATTACATTATACAATAGCATAACTGGTTCTGGTAATCGTGGGGCACCACAAGGAATTATTGTTGGTTATGCTCGTGCTCGTTTTATAGAATGGCATAATGGTTTACCATTCGGATATTCTGCAACTTATAAACTTGGTCTATTTGATGTTCAAATGAATCCAGGTTATGCATTTAATACTGATGTTAAAGGATTTGCTTACACAGCATTATCTGATGCTAATTTAAACTTTACTGCTGATATTAGTCCTGTTACTAGACAATTAATTGGTTCAGTTACTGCATCAAGTACTACTATTGCTGGTACTGGGACTTCTTTCTTAACTGACCTACGTGTAAATGATCTTGTTGCAATTACTTCTGCTTCAACTACATCATTCCGTAAAGTAACTGCAGTTACTGATCAAAACTCAATTACAGTTGATGCTTCAATAACTGTTACTGGTGCAACTATATCTAAGTGTACAACTCAGATCCTTGAGCCACAGGAACAATCATTAATTTTCCAACTCCCATATCAAGCAGTTCGTTCTATGAGAACTGCTGGTAGCGGTGGTACTAATAATACAACTTTCTATTGTCAACAGAAATTTACTCAAACTGCAACTGGTCAAGCGTTGACTCTAAGCACTTCTGGAACTTTTGCTCCAACAGCAGAACCTACTAATTACCTTGTTATTGATAATGATGCTACTGCTGGTGGTGCTATTATTACTCCAGACGCTATTAACCCTTCTAGTTCAACTTGTAGTATTACAGTGCCATCTGCGCAATCTGGTCGCTCTATTTCTGTTATTGCAACAGTTATTCGTAATGGTTCTGGTTTCGAAAAAACTAAAACTCTAACAAATACATCTGAGACATTTACTACAGCTGTAGCTGCTCAAGCAAGTGTGATATATCTCGACAAAGCAGACTTATTTAAAATTGTAAGTATTACAATGGCTCCAGGTTCTGCATTCGGTACAACTCCATCTGGCTCAGCATATACTGTTGATATTTCAGATCGATATGAAATTGATAATGGACAACGATCTACGCACTATGACTGGGCAACTCTAACACTGAAGCCATCTTACGCTGCTCCATCAAATCCAATTAAAGTAACATATCAATACTTTGAACATGGCGCTGGTGACTATTTTGATGTTAACTCATACAGTGGTATTGACTATAAAGAGATTCCTGCTGAATTAAGAGATGCAATTGATTTCCGCCCACGTGTTGCGAATAAATCTATTGGCGCTAAAAACTTTATTGGTACTGGTGGTATAGTTTCTGGTGTGCCAAAACGTGGTCAAGCAGTAACTGCTGATTATAGTTACTATCTACCGAGAAAAGATAAAATTGCTATTGACTTTAATGGTCTAATATTTGATATTGCTGGTGTATCAGCTTTAACTCCAGGATATCCATCAGACCCTGCATTGGGTATGGTACTTTATACTATTGATTTAAGCGCATATACATTCAATGCATCTCAGTCTAATGTATTATCTTCTAAAATTGATAATAAGAGATATACAATGCGAGATATTGGTGCTTTAGATAAGCGTATCAATAATTTAGAATACTATACTGCTTTAAGTATGCTTGAGCAAGAAACTAATTCTTTGTCTATCAAAGATAGTACTGGTTTAGAAAGAACCAAGAATGGTTTCGTTGTTGATAACTTTGCTGGTAATAATCTAGGTAATTCTAATTCTGCAGATTATTTCTGTGCCATTGATATGAAGGAAAATACCCTTCGCCCATTCTATACAACTTATAACGCAAATCTATTAGAAAAATTCTCAAATGATTCAGCACGTGCTGGCGCAAACTATAAGTTGACTGGTGATATTATTACATTACCATATACTACAACACCAATAGTTACACAAACATACGCATCCCGCACTGAGAATATTAATCCATTCGCTATCTTTACTTTCCTTGGAAATGTTAAGTTAAGCCCACCAACAGATGACTGGTTTGAGACTACTCGTTTACCTGACATTATCCAACAAGTAGAAGGTAATTATAATACTATAAAGGCTATTGCTCAAAAGGCTGGTATTCTTGGAACAATTTGGGGTGCTTGGACAACTCAATGGATTGGTAATCCAGTAAAAACAGGGTCTTATACTGAGCATTTGGGTGAGTGGGGTCAAGGACGTCGTGATATAACATATGATACGTATGCTACTGCGGTTGGTCAATCTAGAGCTGGTGTTACTACCAAAATAGAATTAAAAACTGACTATGAACAAGTTGATGATCGTACAGTTTCAACTACAATTATTCCATATATTCGTTCAAGAAATATTCTTGTTCAGGCTGGTAAATTAAAACCATCTACTCGATTCTATCCATACTTTGATGGAGTTGATGTTTCTGCTTATTGTAAACCTGCTCAGAAATTGGTTTATACTCCAACTTCTGGTACTTTCAATTATAAAGTAAACGTCGGTGGCCAAGGTGCTGCAACTGCACGTAGAATTGAAGGTGATTCACAAGTATGTTTAAATACTGGTGATGTTATTACAAATGGTGCTGGTACTGCTACAGCGGTAGTTGTTAATGTATACATTGATGAAAATGATGCTTACTGTTTAAGCGTTGTGAATGTCAAAGGCACGTTTGCGAATGGTCAAACTATCTCTGGTTCAAATAGTAGCGCACAGGGTACTGTTATTTCAATAACACCGCAATCTACTCTTGCCACAAACTCTGCTGGTGAAGTAGAATTCTTATTTAATATTCCACAGACTGACGCTGTTCGTTTTAGAACTGGAACTAGAGAATTTAAATTGGTTGATGTGTCAACCTATAATGGTGATTATACATCACGTGGTATTACGAATTATGTTGCTGATGGTACGCTGATTACTAAACAAGCAACTGTTAATGCTGTAAGAAACGCAACTTTAGCGCAAGAACAAACTACTAGCACTCAAACGATCTACAACACTTCTACTCGTGTAGTTTCTGATACTGGTTGGTATGATCCACTCGCTCAATCATTCTTGATTCAGCAAAAAGGTGGCGCATTCTTAACTTCTATTGATGTTTTCTTTGCTACTAAAGACGATAATCTACCAGTTACCCTACAAGTTCGTGAGATGGTAAATGGCACTCCAGGTAAAACTATCCTTCCATTCAGCGTTGTAACTAAGCGTTCCGAGGATGTTAATTTATCTGCTAACTATGTAACTATGCCAGATGGTACTCAGAAACATAGTTATGATACTCCAACATCATTCGTGTTTGAAAGCCCAGTTTACGTTCAAGATAATACTGAATACTGTTTTGTTCTTCAGTCTGATTCAAATAACTATAATGTTTGGATCTCTTATATGGGCGACCAGATTCCAGGTTCAGGAAGAACTATCTCTGTTCAACCATATGCTGGTGTAATGTTTAAATCACAGAACGCATCTACTTGGACTCAAGACGATAGCGCTGATATTAAGTTTACAATTAATCGTGCTGTATTTAATACTTCAGTAATTGGTGATGTTGAGTTTGTTAATGACGTAGTTCCATACGACACTCTAGATACTGATCCATTCCAAACTACTTCTGGTTCAACAACTGTTCGTGTTTGGCATTATGACCACGGTATGCCAACTGGTTCTACTGTAGATATCTCTGCAGTTAACTGCAATGATCCAGGAACTGGAACTATTACTGCTTCAACAAGTAGCACTACTGTTACTGGTGTTGGAACTGCGTTTAGTTCTCAACTAGCTGTTGGTTCTGCTCTTTACAATTCAGAAGATGTTCTAATTGGTTCTGTTGCTTCTATTGCAAGTAATACTTCATTGACCCTTACTGCCAATTCTGGTGTAGCTGTTGCTGCTGGTTCTACTTTCCAATATGTTGCTCCAGTAAATGGTATCCCTGCTATCCAAATATTTAAAACTCAGATTATTGGTAATGTAGATCCTAATTCATATACATTCTCTGTTTCAACAGCAGCTACTACTAGCGGATATACTGGTGGCACTTTTGTAAAAGCCAGCAGAAATATTCAGTACGATATTATAACCCCTTCTGTTCAGATGCAAACATTCTCTGATACAGCAACTACGTTTAATATTAAAACTAC